CCTTCCCAAAGTCTTGGAACGAAGGAACAGTTACCTTTCAAGCCTTCTTTACAGTCACTGGAACTAACACAGGCACAGTGGCTTGGGGACTTTCTGGCGTTGCTTTTGCTGACAACGCAGACATCAACACAGCATTTGGCACTAACGTGGTTGCTACGGCCAAAGCGCACTCTGGAACTTCTAACGACATGAATGTTACAGCAGTCTCTGGCGCAGTGACAATTACAGGAGCTGCTGTAGACACCCAGACATACTTCCAAGTTATGCGTGACGTATCGGCAGACGATCAGTCGGGCGATGCACGTTTATTGGGCATCAAGTTATTCTTTACTACCAATGCTGCGAATGACGCATAAGGAGTAGATATGACTGGTTTTGGTTATAACATAAATGGATTTGGTGTCGGTGCTAGCGGTAGCCCATTATTAGTAGAATATTTAGTGGTAGCGGGTGGTGCATCAGGCGGCTTTAACGGCGGCGGGGGCGGTGGTGCGGGGGGCTATGAGGCCAACAGCACAGGTTACGAGGTTGTCGCAGGTCAGGGATATACTATCACTGTAGGTGCGGGTGGCTCTGTACCTACAGAATCATCCCAAGTGCAGAACGGAAGCGCAAGCTCCTTTGGAAGTGTAGCCGCTACGGTTGGCGGGGGTGTTGGTGGCCGAGGGACTTCCAGTACGGCCAACGGAACTTCAGGTGGGTCGGGCGGCGGGGCCGCGCCCTATGGCTACAGCACCTCAAATGTTGGCTCTCCCGGTAGTGCATCAGTCAGCGGCGAAGGCAATGCTGGAGGAAACGCTATTGTTACAGCCAGCAATCAAGGTAACTTCCAAGCCGGAGGTGGTGGTGGTGGGGCTGGCGCGGCTGGCGGAAACGCCTCGCAAACAAACTGTGCTGGTAAAGGTGGCAACGGCGGCAACGCGAAGCAGTGGCTAAACGGAACATATTACGCAGGCGGTGGCGGCGGCCACGGAATGAAGAACGACAACAATTGTTCTAACAGTAATTTTGGCTTAGGTTACGGAAACGGCGGATACACCGCTGGCGGCGGTGGTAACGGTTATAGAACGTATTGGACGGGCAATCAAAACTCCCTTTATAGCTTTGGAACAAATGGTACTGCCAATACGGGTGGTGGTGGCGGTGGTGGCTCACTGTATACAGTGTCTCACTCTGGTTTTTTCACAGGTTCAGGTGGGTCTGGAGTGGTAATTATCAGATATGCAGGAGCCACTGCGGCATCCGGTGGAACCATTACATCATCCGGCGGCTACACCTATCACACGTTTAATTCATCTGGCACATTCACGCCAAACTAAGGAGGACACATGGCACATTTTGCAGAAGTAGTAGACGGCATTGTCCAACGAGTGATTGTTGCCGAACAGGATTTTGTAGATACTCAAGAAGGCACTTGGGTGCAGACTTCTTACAATACTCGCGGTGGTGTTCACTGGACTACAGAAGAAGTGACGGTGACGTTGGGAGGGCAAACTATAACTAGCCCAAAACCCGTTCCGTCTGGGGGCGTAGCATTACGCAAGAACTTTGCAGGCATAGGCCACACATACGACTCGACACGCGATGCCTTCTACGCTCCACAGCCATACGCAAGCTGGACACTGAACAATGATAGTTGTATCTGGGAGGCTCCAACAGCCTACCCAGACGATGACAAACATTACATTTGGGACGAAGACACAACATCTTGGGTTGAGGTCGAGTAATTGCTCGTTGAGATTTCGCTACTTGTCTCCGGTATCAAGGCGGTCAATGAGACCATTGCTACCCTTAAAGAAGGCAAGGACAACCTAGACGGCCTGACAGGTGTCTTTGGAAAGCTCTCAGAGTCTAAGGAGTCGTTTGCGCGGATCGACCAGCAGGTTGAGCAGGGTGACCACGTTCTAACGCAGGACGAGGCGCTAAAGATGGCCTACGTCCGTGAGGAAATCCGCAAGGCCGAGAGGGCGCTCAAGCGAGCAACGCCCCCGGCTGTATGGCGCGATATGCTGATGCTCAAGAGCAGGTCAGAGAACGATGCCAAGGAGAAGGTCCGCAAGCAGCAGGCCGCTATCGCTAAACAAAATAGAAAGGTTCGGTCAATCGTAGAGGGCGTAGCGTTCTGGGCGGTGTTGATCGTTTTATCGTCATTCGTTATCTACTTCACTGGACTCTATGAGCAACTTTGACCCAAAAGACCCCGATGATTGGAAGGGCTTGGGTTTTGTGTGTTTTGTTGCCCTGTTGGTGTACTCCGCACGACTGCTCTATGGCCCCCAGGGTCTCTAAAGGAAACAATTTATGGCGCTTTTAGCCCTTGAAGTCCCGGCTGGTATCTACAACCACGGGACGGAACTAGACTCGGCTGGTCGTTGGAGAGACGGCAACTTTATACGCTGGCAGAATGGGTCCGTGCGCCCGATTGGTGGGTGGACTCTGCGCGCATCGTCTACAACCGCTGCGGCACCAAGGGGTGCTGTCGCGTGGATCGATCACTCCGATGACGCACACCTAGCGGTAGGCACTTACAACAAGCTTTACGCCATCAATCAGGGTAGTGTCGTGTCTGACATCACACCTGCCGGCCTTACAAGTGGTACAGCCGATGCGGTGGTCAATATTGGCTACGGTGGCGGCACCTACGGCCTGACAACGTGGGGCACGACAAGGACCAGCAGCGGTGTCCCAGAGCACGTTACGACCTGGTCGCTGGATAACTTTGGTCAGTACCTCATTGCCTGCTCGTCTACTGACGGCAAGATTTATCAGTGGCAGCTTAGTGGGTCTGTTGTTGCCGCACAGTTAACTAACGCGCCCATCAACAACAAGGCCATGATGGTCACCGATGAGCGGTTTATCTTTGCACTGGCGACAGCGGGTAACCCGCAGAAGATCGCCTGGTGCGACAGAGAGAACAACACGACATGGACACCTGCCACGACCAATCAGGCGGGTGACATAGAACTGCAGACCACCGGCGAGATCATGTGCGGTGTCCGCGTAAAGGGATCGGCTCTAATACTGACCACCCTCGACGCGCACTCTGCGACCTACGCTGGACCTCCCTTTGTCTACTCATTTAACCGGGTGGGCACTGCCTGCGGCATCATCTCCCGTCAGGGGGTGGTCGCGGTGGATGACGGCGCGTTCTGGATGGGCACGGCTGGGTTCTTCCAGTACAACGGCTCTGCGGTGCAGGAGATGGCCTGCGATGTCTTGGACTATGTCTTTACCGATCTAAACGAGGCGCAACGCTCTAAGGTCTGCGCTATCCACAACTCACAGTTCGGTGAGGTCTGGTGGTTCTATCCGTCCGGGTCGTCAAATGAGAATGATCGCTACGTTGTCTATGACTATAAAGAAGGTCACTGGAACATCGGTAACTTAGGGCGTACCACGGGCGTAGACTCTGGCTCGTTCAGGTCACCCCTGTGGTTTGACGCAAGCGGCAACCTCTACAACCACGAGTTTGGCTATAACCATGACTCTGCACCATTCTTGGAGTCTGGCCCTATCTCCCTGGGCGGTGGCGACAACATCGTTAAGGTCAACGAGATCATTCCCGATGAGGGCACACAGGGTCAGGTATCGCTGACGTTTAAGTCGCGGTTCTATCCTAACGGCACGGAGTCCACGCACGGCCCGTTCACGATGGCCAACCCTACCGGGGCACGGTTCCAGGGGCGGCAGATACGGATGCGGATTAACGGGTCTGAGGTCAATAACTGGCGCGCAGGCAAGATGCGGCTAAACGTGGTCGAGGGCGGTAGACGTTGAGCTACCAACTACCCCAGCCGATTGGTCCTGACTGGAAGCTATGGGCAAAGCGATTTGTGGATACACTGTCAGCGACTCGGTCACAGCTTGTCTACTATGTGACGGGTGACTCTGCAGCCACTGACGGCTTGCTGCTGTTTGACGCGGCAGGCTACCCGGTCATCTCAAAGAACAACGCATTTAAACAACTACTTGTCGAGGGCGGCTGCGGCCAGTTCTATGCCACAGCAACGCAGACAGCATCTCAGGCGAATACAGGTGCTGCGATCAGCTTTAACTCGGCGGCAGCGACTGACGGCCTTGCGATTAATGGGTCAGACGCGACTAAGATCGATGTCACTGACGCAGGACTGCTCCGAATCGACATCACGGCCCAAGCAACTGCCTCCAGTGGATACACCGGATACCTCTGGGTCAACGTCAACGGAACCGATGGATACGCTGTAAAGAAGACCGTCTCTGGTGACGACACAATCAACCACACAGCCCTTGTATCTGTCGCCGCAGGCAACTACCTAAAAGTGTTCTATGCGGTCTCTAACACGGGCCTAACGCTGCCTAACACGGCTGCTGCATCACCCATACCAGCGATACCTGCGGTGCAGGTCTCAGTCAACAGAATCAGCCAATAAATGGACCTCAACTCAGAGCTTAATCGGTGTAGACCGTGGATAGAGGCTGCGCTGGAGTATTCCGGCGGCACCCACTACTTTGAGGACATTGTTGAGGGGATTGTGTCCGGCAGGATGCAGTTCTGGCCAGCAGAGAGAGGTGGCGCGGTGACAGAGATTATTGTGTTCCCCAGGAAGAAGGTGTTCCACATCTTTTTAGCGGGTGGCGAAAAGGATCAGATCGTTGATATGGACGAGTCAGCGGTGCAGTTTGCGAAGGCGCAGGGTTGCACAAGTATGACAATAGCCGGGCGCAGGGGCTGGGCAAGGGTACTCAAACAAAAGCGGTGGACAGAGGCGTTCACCACACTCACGAAGGAAATTTAATATGTCAGGTGGAAAAGGCGGCAGCCAAACATCACAGGTAGAGATTCCAGCCTACCTTGAGAACGCATCCAAGAAGAGCCTTAACCGGGCAGAAGCCACTCAGAACATCGGCTATATGCCGTACATGGGCGCAGACGTTGCGGCGTTCACTCAGCCACAGCAGCAGGCTATGCAGTCCAATATCGATGCAGCGGCGGCCTTTGGGCTAGTTGATCCTGGTCTCGATGCGATGGCCGGTATGCCCCAAGCGCAGGACTTTGGTGGCGTACAGGGGTACTCATCGTTCCCGATGTACCAGATGGCCGTTGATGATCTGAAGGCATCACGCCCCGGTCAGGTCGCGGCCTATGACGATCTGTACGTTGACCCAACAACGGGAGAGGGCGGCCACAACAACGGCTACCCTAACATCCCCGGCTTTGACCCTGGCGTGTTACCGCCACTTGGGCCTATATCCCCGCACGTCCAAGGGCACAGTGGTGACGTTGGCTCGCACCTCGCTGGCCTAGACAGCTTTGGTGAGATTCCGACTACTGGTACTAACTTTAGTGGCCGCGCTGGGCAGGGCAATCCAAATGACATCAACCCCTATGACTATGGGTCGTATGAGCAGGTATTCCCTGACGATACTCAGTACCAGCAGTTTAATAACCAGAACTTGCAGCAGATGGCACTAGCGCAGGGCATGAACAACCAGCTATCTGGACCACAGTTTAATCAAGGCCTTGATATGTCCAGCACTCGACTCTTAGGGAGTAAGTACAATGTCTAACGGCGGCGCTCAAGGCGTAATGAAGACTCAGCACCCTATGATGACAACTGGTCCTGCTACTACAAGCTTTGGTGCTCCAAGCACAGGTACGATTGGCTCGCGTATGACCATTAAAGCTAGAGGTGTTAGCTTTACTCCGGGCACAGGTACGATTGGAACAGCTATAAATTACGGTGAAGA